ACTAGACCATGCCTCACCTTGCAGAGAGTTTATGTCTGTTCTAGTCGCATACTGGAGGATACTTGAAAAACGGTTAGACCAACACCATCCTAATTCAGCATCTAAAAATTGGTTTAAAAGTTCGCCTGCAATGATGTCATCCCAGCCATTATCTGACTGAGTAGTTCCAGAACCACCAGAAAGATACTGCGAAATTGACACCCTAGAGTCGATAGCATTTACAGCGGAACTAAGGTTAGCCATACAGTTTTTAAAACTTTTCTGAGTAGTAGTGCCAGTAACTACATAATTTGTCAATCTTGTATTTAATAAAACTTTCATCAAATCATTAGCAGTTATTGTGATATCTAATTTTCTTGTTTGCGTCACATAATTCATAGAGACATTTTGTATGATGCCATTGAAAATAGTTACCCAGTCAGGTGAATCATAATACTGAATCCTAAAGTTTTGATTACTTTTGTAAAGTGGATATGAAAGCAAATCAGTTAACTCGCTTTTAGAAAGCCTTACCGTAGCAGTACTAACGTCAGGTCTAGCAAAGACACCGCTTTCTACAACGATACCCCTATCTATATCCACTTCGTAAACGAAACTTTGTATAGAGTTCCAAGTGCCAGAAGGGTATTCGTATTGGACTCTAAGGTCCGTCTTTATGTCGAAAACCATTAGTTGACCAAATACTTTCGACCTGTTTTCTTTTCATAAATACGGATTTCTTTGATAATGTCCGAAGCTGTAATAACTGCCTTGTTGATGTTAATTTCATAAGTAGCATTACCTGCAAGAGAGGCTTGAGCCTGAGCACCAACACCAACATTGTAAAGATTTTCTTGAAGCCCCAGGAATGTTCCAAGTTTAGATCCAGAGGCTAATAGTCCCTTAGCAACAATGTTTCCTTGAGCGGGCCCCATAGCAATAAGCTCATTTATAGTATTTTCCTTAACACCCTTGTTTCTAAGTTTCTTTAGGTTTTCGGCAAATCCTTTAGCAGCATTAGCGATCCGTCTCATTTTGGCTATAACTATGTCAATGTTAAACACAGAGTTTTCATCTTTACCAAAAGTTCCAAACGCTAAACCAATGGTGTCCCTAAACTTTTCGGCAGTGGATTTCATTTTGCTAATTTCGTTATCAAGAGCACGTCTAATTTCCTTACCCATATCCTCAACCTTTTTAGCAGCAACCGATTTTTTATTTTTATCCGCCAAATATGCTTCATTCAAAGCACCAAGATAAGTCCCATAAGTTTCATAACCTAGAACTAACCAAGCATCAGAGTCTTCTGGAATTGGATTTAAAAATCCATTTTTGTTAGGATCTAGATAATCCCATTCAGGTCCTAAAGGTGCACCGTCCACATAGGTTTGCTGAGCATCAGCTGCGCCCATCCAACTTTCCGCTAACACACCAACAGCAACAGCAACAGCACCTATACCAGTTGAAAGTAGAGCAACTTTTAAAAGTTTTGTTTGAGCCGTTGCAAGCGAAGTTACAAAAGTATAAACCCTGACTGCACCAGCGACTGCACCCCAAGCAAGTTTGACAAAGATTATGGCAGCTAAAACTGCTTTAATGACAACAATGTTGTCAAGTAAAAACTTGGTGGTGTCAACAATAATAGATCCAATAACTTTAAATAAATCTGCAATTTGTTGCAAATTGGATTGACCTTGAGGACTTGCTAAATAGGTTGAAAACTGTTCAATTGCTGGCAGTAAAGTTACTCCAATAGTTTCCTGTAAATCTTGAAAGATAATACCTAAACGCTTATATGGGTCATTCTTAGCTGCAGTAGCGGAAGCATTTGCAAACTTTTCATCAAGCCTTGCCATAACGTCACCAGTAAGAGAGATACCTGGCACCAGTTTCTTTAGAGCTGTGGTTTGTCCTGTAAAGGCCTTGCTCAATGCTGAGGTTACAGTTCCTAAATCTTTTCCAGTTCCAGCACTAACATTCAGAGCAGTATCCAAAAGTTTCTGACCAGCACTCAGAGATCCAGTTGCTAAAACAGTTTTGGCAAGAGCAGGTCTAAGTTCATCATCCAACACCGAAGCTGAAAGTTGAGTTTTCTTAATGTAGGCTTCCGCCGAAGCAATTGTGCCATCAGTAGCCTTGACAGTGTTTCTTAAAGAGTTTGCCAGGAGAGCTTGACTCTTAATATCCTCAGATGCAGCTTTAGCCGAGTCACGCATAAATCCAGCAAGTTTAGCAAAACCTAAACCAAGTCCAACTGCTCCAAGAGTCTTAGACATCTGACCATTTAAAGTCTGAGTTGCTTTAGTTAGTTTCTTGAAATCGTTGACTACAACAGCAGTAGTTTTAGAGAGTTTGTTATTGCCAATAAAGTTGACGACTAAGTTCTGTGCCATTACTGTTTCTCTTTCAACTGGTCTGTAATTACTCTAAACTCTCGCAACGTCATGGACTTAGCCTCAGTGAGACTCAATCCTGCATGGACTACCATGAACGCTACTCTTTCTGCCGAGGACTCGGCAATTACTCTTTTGGGTCGTCAGCACCTAAAAACAAAGCTTGAGCCTCTTTCATAGGAATCTTGCCAGCCTGTTCAATGGTGTAACTAGGGTCTTGACGTTTCTTGATAATAAAGATGATGGCCTTTAGAGCTTTACCTTTAGCCTGACCTGCGTCCATAAGTTGATCTATGGATGTTCCTGTCAAAAGTTCAATGGTTTCAACTTCATCAAGAGTTAGTGTTTCGAAATCAAATTGCGCTGTGGTTGTCATTTATTTACTTCCTGGTAGTTTGTCGATTGCATCTTGCATGAGTTTCTCATAGTTTCGAGTAATCTCCTCTTTAGTGTAGCCCAAAGCATCATGAAAGAATGGTTGCGGTTTGATGCCTCTATAAGTGCCTGGCTTAAGTGTTCCCCTGTGAGCATGAGATACAACAGCCCATCCCCAGTGAATAGGGTTGGCATAAGGTGCACGTTTACCACCAGCCTGAACACTGGCTCCGTATTGAGTCCTCTTAGGTCTCGCAGTCGAAGCCAGTATTCCAGTCCTGACAGGTATCAAAGGTTTAGCAGCTTGAATAAGGATCAACGCAGCTTGATAGCCAGGTTCAGTTAAAACCTCTTTACTAGCACCAAGTTCACGCATAGCCTTAATAGTGAGCCCTAAGCCCTCTACTGATACCATCTCACCTTTTGCAAGGTTAGACATTTTGGTTAGGCAGCAGTCTTTAGTGTTAGACCATAGTAAACAGGTGGAGTTGAGCTTGGTGAGTGAACAGCATTCAGAACAGTCAAACTGACAGAGAACTTCACTACGTCACCGCTGTTTAGGCTTAGTGGAGGCAACTGGTCAAATACGACTGAGCCTGTGTAGTGAGGTTGAGTTGAGCTTGCAGTAACATTTCCATGAGGTGCCACAGTGAATGCAACAGTGGTTCCGTAGTTGGCCCAAAGCAGACGGTAAAGGGAAGCTACGTCGCCTGAGGTTACACCATCAAGTTGCAATTTCCATTCTCCGCCAGGACGAACTTCACAGAATGTCTGAACATCACCAGAGGCATCGCCAAGAGTAAGTTCGACTAGGTTGGCATCACATGAGTAATCGGTTGAACCAATTTTGAATGCGATGTTTGTTGCTTTAATACGGGTTGATGTTGCCATCGGGTTCTCCTTTTAGAGTGTTATGGATAGGTCAAGGTTTAGATCAGAGGCCAGATACTCAGCACTATTAACTGCCAAACGATAGGCAGGATTAACAGATTTTAGAACAGCGTAACCAAGGTCGCCGATAGCGGAAACCGTTTGAGCAATAAGAGCATCAAGAGCCTCAGTGGCCTCCTCATTAGTTGCAGTCATAGCAACCAAAGTTAGAGTCAAACCAAGTCGATACTCAGAACCTACAGTTTCAGGTGTCAGGTAAGGTGAACCCCCAGAGATAATAACGATAGGTGGAACTACACGCTCAGGAACATAGTCCAAAACTTCCAACCCTGCATTTTGCAGAGCCAGTTGTAATTCCGCTTTAGATACGGTTATCTCGTTGGTCACAGTCCAGGTCCCGTGAACGGTAGGAGCATCTCTCTAGCTGCATTCATAGGGTCTTTAGCGATTCTCACCACTGAGCCTAAGTCTGCAAATTGAGCGACACCATTTGGAGCGGAGCGACGGTGGAACAGTTCTGATGCACACGATAAAATCGCACTATCCAGAACGTCAGTAGGAACTCTAGAGGAACCAACAAACTTAGCGACCATCTGATTAGCCGAAGCCAAACAAGAGTCAACAAAGTCTGAGACTTCCTTAGTCCCAACATACGCTCTAAACTGCACCACCGTCACTGCCATGAGCTATTAGGCTCCAGTGTTGATTTTGACGATTGCACCCTCGAATGGAACAGCGATAGCTGCGTATCCATAGACAGAGTAGAAATCAGACAAGGTAGTTGCATCAGTTGTTGATAGACGTGCAGGGTTTCCAGCAGACTCGTATGTGGTCAAAGCCAATGAGTTAGCAACATAGGAAACCTTGTCAGAGATGGCAGGGTCAACAATGATTGGCAAACCAAAGATTGAACCACGAAGTCCAGGAATGTTTGCAGATCCAATGTTGTTTACACCAGCACCATCCATTAGAACTACTGGGCGACCAGCAGAGTCAACAATTGAGACTAGACGCTTGTAAGCAGTTACACCAGCAACAATGAACTCAGGTGATAGACCTGTGTTTGTGTAGATGTATGAAGCTGCATCAGCAAGAGCACCAGCAACAGCAGTTGCAGTAAGAGCAGATGCGTCTACAACCTTTGAACCAGAGAATGTTAGAGCTGCGATAGCTGCAACAAAGTCAGTGTTCATTTTCTTGGCATAAGCCAAAGACATCGCCTGGAATGCTACATCAAGGTAGTTTACAGTCGAACGCTCAACAGCTTGCTTGCTCAATTTCACATAACCGCCGTAAGTGTTTACTGAAACTGAAACAGTGCTTAGAGAAATGTCACCATTAGATAGAGCTGCGTTTTCTGCAGACTGCTTACCAATAGCAACAGTGTTGGTGTTAATCTTTGCGTATTCAACGCTTAGACCAGTCGCAGGTAGAGCACTCATGCTGAAAGCAGCAAGTGTTGGACGACCTGAGTTGATTAGGCTATTTACAAAGCCCACGAATGCAGGACGTAATGCAACGTCTGCAGATGTAGCTGCACGGAACAAGTCAACAGCATCGCTGTCACCTGATACAAGTGCTTTTGCGTATTCACCCTGAGAGCGGAACTTGCCCTCGGTTGAAACGCTGATTGCTGGAGTCTTTACCAATTCAAGTTCTCTGCGGATTTCAGCCACTTCGTCTTGAACAGCACGGACGTCCAATTCCATGTTTTCAGACATGTTGGTTTCCTTTGTTCGGATTGAATCCGCTACCACCTCGGCAACGGTTATTTCTTCCTGGCGAACTTCAGAGACAGATGCCCCTGCGAACGCTGGAAAACTTACTAGGCTAACCTCTTTAAGGTCAACCAATGTTCTAGTCACTAGAGAACCATCTCTGGTCTGCTCTAAAGGCATAAAGCCAACTGAGAACTTGTTGATAACACCATCTTGCAAAAGTGTGTAAGCCTCTTGGCCTCTAGGAGTGTCAGAGATCATGGCACGGATTTCAAAACCTGCCTCAGTGTCTCTACCCTCAAGAATCTTGCCGATAGGTTCTGAATGTTGCCAAAAGAGTTTGACATCCTCAATAGATCTAATTGCACCTGGAGCAAACTTTTCCTGATAGGAACCAATGTCAGCGACTTGGTTATATGGAACAGCAATTCCAACTACTTCTCTAGTTTCTGGTTCTAAGCGAACTTCAAAACTTCTTACTTCCATCTCACTCATTGGAGACCTTCCTTTATTCTTACTTCATCAGTTGTCATAAAACCTGCACGAATGGCAGTCTCATACATGTTGAAACGGTTAGCCATGTCAGCTCTAAATAGGCCCTCAAAGTTAAATTCTGCCCTGGTTCCTCTAGGTAGGCATTCAGATAGAGCGTCAGAGATTGCGTCAGTGTAGGCCATGATGGTATGACGGTAAAAGACTTGGTTCTCGTCTTGGAGGTTGCTGTAAGTGTCTGAAGTTCCATCTACACCAGTCAAAAGTAGTCTCGCAGGAACACCGAACAGTCTGGCAATACCTTGAACCTGTTGCATGTTCACGTCAGTAAACAAAGCGTCTTTAGGGTTTAGTTGAACAGTCTGCCATTCAAAACCTTGACCTAAAACAGCAACTTTACGCTCAGACTGCTTTGCATGCCATCTCTCAGTGATGTCGTTAGCGTCCTCAGCACCAATAGGCTTATCAGTCTTTAGAATGCCTGTCGGAATGCCACCTTGAGAGAACCAGTTAGCTGCAAAGTTTCTGAGGTCAAGAGCAGCTGCAACATCTTTATTACAGGCGTCAATAGGCCCCAATGAGCGGAGATACCCTGCTCTAGGGAATAGTTTTAGATGTTGAATGTCTGATTGAGTTGTCTGAACGATGTTGGAATTAGTTATCTGGTAGTCGTAATAAACCTTGCCATCAGGTTCAGAACGAATGGTTACTGCGTTAGATGGAATCAAAGTTAGGTTATTTACTTGACCGTTAGATCCATAAGATTTTAGCCAGAAAGCATTACCGTCAAGTGCCAGGCTAACTACAGTTTCAAACAGAAAGTTTCTGCGAGTGTCTGCATAGTTAGGCTTATTTACTAGAACAGGGTTCTCAACAGGAACCTCAATACCAGTCGCATACCTGTAAGAGTTCAGAGGCATCTTAGAAATTGGTGTGGCAATGATTTGAATAGACCTATAAACAGCTGTAAGCGTTAAAGCCTGGTTCTCTCCTACAGAGTAGTCAGAACGGGTAGGCCAAACTGGAGTAGTAGCACGTTGTTCACGGTCCCTACCCAAAAGCCTGTCAAATAGATTTGCCATTAGTCAAAAACGTATAGCACACTCACGACAAAGTCAAAAAACTTGATGCTCAAAGTTCTGGTGTGTCGCAGAAACATATAGGGCCATAATCGTTGCCATTAGAGCGTCAATATCTCCAAGAGATTCTTTGCGACTAATCAACCAAGTCTCACCAGTGTATTTAGCAATGCCTTTAGGTGATTGAAGCTGTAGTAATGGATCGTTGCGATGTTTGACTGTTCCAGCGGTGAACATGGCATAGACAGTTGAGCAAGCCGATGAAATCTCTTTAGTCCATAACTGCCAGAGCGGTAATCCATCCAGTTTTAGACGTTTCGCCAAGTTAGGCAACTGCCTATCATCAAGAGTTATCGCAATAACGTTTCCACGCTCATAAAGTTCTCTCACCGCTGTATAAAGTTGCTGTTCAGTAGCACCTGCAAAACCTCTAACCAATTCAGTCTCATAAGTGCCATCCTCACATTTGCGAGCAGCTGCAATTGTTGCGTATTCCCAATTCTTAGTTCTATCGACAGAAATAATAACGTCTTTTTGCTCAGTGATACCGTCACCAGAGGCTTTAGCAAATAGGTCTGATGGAATCCATGACTGCGATGTTCCAGAGATGAACTGATTGAGTCGATAGCGTCGAGCCTCATGGTCTGGAATGCTCCGAATGTCTGAGAGCACAGTTCCTAAATCTAATCTACCAGCGTCAATGCTAGGGTTTGCCATCTTGAGTGCCAGAGGTTCATCAACTTGAGCACCGTCAGGTGCTTGCCAGCAAAAGAAACCAAAACGCTCTAAATCAGTATCACCCTGAGATGCTGAAGTTCCTAACTTGTATAGATCTAAAAGTGTTTCACTTGACTGGTCTCCAGCGGTAGTAATACCGATAACCATTCCATCTTTACGTTGAGCAGTTCCTAAAACTGCAGCTGACCACATGCCTCGTTTAGCAAGGTGTAGTTCATCAAAGAGACATAGAGACATCGGGATACCTTGGAGAGCTGCTTCCTTAGCTGCTTTAACGTCATAACGTCCAGAACCGTCCAGAGTAGTAATACCTCGTTGCTCAGTTGCTTTCTTAAAACGTTTCTTGAGGTATTCGTTGTTTTGAATGGTAAACAGGACTCGGCTGTAAATGATTCGGGCTTGGTCTGTCGATGATGCCAGGGAGATTACGTTAGCACCTTGCTGATGGAGCAAAAGTCCATAAACGCCGAGAATGGCCCCTAATAAACTTTTTCCATTTTGACGTCCCATGGATACCACTATTTGACGATAACGAAGTTGACCAGGATAGACAGGATGACTGTCAGGATACCGCTCCAGCATATGCCTCAATAACCACTTTTGCCATTCATCAAGCTCTAGGCCATCAGGTTGCTCAGGTGACTTCCATGCCAGTCTCACAAGTTCAATTAGTTTGTCTCCATCAGTAGGAAACTTATTTCCCCGATACTGCAGAGGACGTGTCCAGAGAGCAGGAAGCCGAACACCGCTTCTAACTGAACTCATCGTTTGAGTAGAGCCTCTAATGGATCAGCATGACCTGTATCGCCAATAGACCGTTTCAGTTCTAGGTAAGTTTTGCGAAGTTCCGCAGCTGTGGATGTATTTGCTTTAGTGTCAAAATCTAGGGCCAGTGCCAGGCAGATTTGAGCCAAAATCTTTTGGTCTAATGTCAGGTCTAAACCTTTCAACCAACTATCTAATGCCTCTTTTACCATTACGAGTTCCTCTCTCTGGATAATTTACCCAATCGGTCTTAATGAAAAA